CCAATCACATAAGCCTCCCAAGGTTCGGTCCTCGTGCAATGTCTGGCCAATCTGTGCACAAAGCACATCAAAGGCCTGATCCCGATCGCCACCCTGCACCACAACCTCCACCTCCGCGCGGTGCTGATAGTGATAGGTCAGCGGCGATAGGCTCATCTCCGGATCTCCAGGGTCGCCATCACGTAAAATCAGCAAACCCTTTGAGGGCACCCGCTCTGGCAACACCTCTCCGCGCAAGACAGTCGCCCCGGATACATCCAGCCTCTCAAAAAGAGCCAAGAGAATGGTTTCTCGGGGACTGGGCAATGCCTTGACCTCTCCACATATTCCTTGCACAGACAGCCATAACGTTTGGGCCTGTAGCTCAATGGTTAGAGCAGAGCGCTCATAACGCTTTGGTTGCGGGTTCAAATCCTGCCGGGCCTACCAAACGTGCCCTCTTGGCGGAATTGGTAGACGCCTTAATGCTCAGAATCTCCTAAGCTCTTCAGCTTCTCGGCAATGCGGCGAGGAAGATCCGAGCGCGCGTGCAAAAAATCAACGATGACCATAACCTCATCCAACTCAACATAGACAACAAAATGCTGCCCCGATCGCGTGAACCGTAAGGCCTCTGGAAGATCAGGATCCATCATCTGAGAGCACATTTGTGATTGAACCACACCTGCCGCAATGGCTTTGCAGGCGCCAATCAAATTGTCCTCATAGACCGCAGCTTGTCGGGGCCCAAAAGTCTCGATCGTCCATCGGGCAATTTCAACAAGCGAGGCCTCCGCTGAGCGCGTCAAACGCCACGGTTTAACCATTGAGAGACCTCAAACGCCGGAGCGCGCAGAGGCAAAAGCTCGGCGGATCGCATCCTCGCCAGAGCCTTGCGCAAAATCGCCCGTAAGGGCTTGGTCAAGACCCACGGAAAGCCGCGCGCGTAGATCGTTCAATTCAGCCTCTTCACGTTCCAATAACCGCAATCCAGCTCTGAGCGCTTCCGAGGCATTCTGATACCGGCCTGTAGAGACCAGTTGATCAACGAGCTTCGATTGAGTTTCCGTCAAAACAACGTTTCTGGTCACCATGACATTCTCCCAAATTGACATTGGCAATATATGCCAATCTCGACACCCTGTCCATCTTCCCTCGCCACAGCTCTCCCTAAAACCGAGCCTCAACCCACGCTCCAACAATGCGGGACGCGAGCGTGCTTTCCACGCGCGCCACATCTCTTTCCAAATTGAGCCGCTTGGCGAGTGTTACTTGCGGTACCAAAATAAAGATCGGCACCGTCGCGCGCCCACGCCCTGTCGTCGAGCGAGACGCAACCCCAAGGCCCCGCGCATTCAAGCGACCATCGGCCACCAAAAGGCTTGGCGCACCGCGCCTGCGGACAAACCGTAACCGCATCCCGCGGCGTTGTTCCCACTCTTTTGGCGTCATTTTCCGCCCCCTTGGCCCTCGCCCTGCGGCGGGTGTCGGGATCGCAAGCCAGCCACCAGATTTGGAACGGATCACTGCACCCTCCGCATGGGCGCTGATAATCACTGGAGCATTGGACCACACCAAACTTGCTGCGTTCAAACTCTCTCCAACTCTAGGGTATGTTCTCACGCGGATGGTCTTTCCCAACCGCAGCCCAAGCCCTGCGTGGTGCACCTGAGCACGCCATTTGCTTTGAAGGTCACGTCCCGCTTCCCGCATGGCCGAGGTCACGGCCGTTTCACCTGCCAAAACTTCAGCGGCCATCACCTTCGGCAGATCTGAGATCTTGAGATCCATCCGCATAGCCACCCCTTTAAACCACCTCGAGGGCTAGACCGAATGGATCAATTCGATACTGTGACCTCAGTTTGGAAACGATCCCTTCCGAACGCTCTGCCACATTAACATTTAATCTGGCAGCTATGCGTGGTGTGAGCTCTCCCCATGTTCTGCACCACGCATAGCACTCCTAGGCCAGGCTCAGCGACAACTCCCAAATCAACCGCTCCCGGTCACGCCGCGGCGCGCCTTGGATCAAATAGGTCTCCTCACCAATAAGGATCTGTTCATCTGGCTGAGGATTGGGGATCTCGCAGGCCTGCACATCCAATCGGATTGTCTCAGAGACTAAGCGTGCAGACCCAAAACTCATCACATCATCGGGTCTGCGCAAAATACCTCGCGCTCTCAAAAAGCGGCCTTCCATATCCCGATACCACAGATCAACAGTGAGGTTCGGATCCGCAAAGAGTGCCTTTAAAGCCGCTTCAAAGACCGACATTAGGTCCGCTTGGCTGTTCGCAACACCTGCGGGCGTGTACAGATCGGCAACGGATTGCTCTCAATCTCCAAACGCACCCATTCATCGCGTTCGCGATCCGGGATCATGCGCGCATAAAGCGGCAAGCCCAGAGTGTTGACGGTTTCAAAGGTATCAGCCGGCGCAAAGTAGATCTCAAACAGACCCTCAATCCCTTGCGGGTAAAAGAACGCCTTATCGGTCGGCACGCCAATGGTGGAATTGCCGCCATATCGGCGGAAGGTAATGCCACCAAACATCACCTCATCCACAACCCGCCCCCGCAACTCACTGGCCGCAGCCGTGTTGAGATAAGTTTCGCGGATTTCCTTATGCGCTATAAGATCAGCAAAGAAGGCCGAGCCACATTCAGCACGCAGTTGCACAGGGCCAACCGCTAAGCCGCCAAGGCTTTCTTCCACGCTCTCAATCAAAGCCTGACATTTCTTGCGCAATACGCCCGAGGCAGGTGATTGGTTATCAAGATCAAAGTCGATCTCTGCAGCCGGCGTGATGCCAAACTCATTGGAGAAGTTGATCACTTCCGATCCATCTCGCGGATCTTTCACAACACCTTGGATCGCATTGAGGAGGTGATACTCGAAAGTCGCCTCCGCATCAGATCGCAGACGCCGCATACGGCGCGCCACCTCGGCCTGCGCCTGGCTCGTCACACTCTCCGTACCGAACTCTCGAATGCCCTGGATCTCAGACGCCCAGAGAACATCCTGCTTTTTAAACTGTCGACACACAAAGGCCCGCACCTGGCGGCTCTCTGGGTTTTGTTGATCATAGCCCGATCCCCGCTCTGAGAAGGGAATGAGCGACAAGGTCCCATCACGGCTTTCGATTACAACCGTTCTGGTGCGCACGCCGCGCTCGGCGAAGAGATCCGAACCCGACAAAGTCGCGGGCTTAAAGGGAATGTTCTCAAGCGCACGTGTCAACTCGACAACAGAGAAGGCATCGCCTTCAAAGATATCCATGGTGGCCATCAGCCAACCTCCTAAAGTCTGTAAAAAAGGGGAAATAGGCAGCGCGCGCCTCAGCGCAGCACGATGCCAAGTGCCGTGAGTGCTGTGGTCAGCGAGGTCATTTGTGCCTCCGTAATCCCATCTGGCAGGGTTAACTCAGACCGGTTCAAAATCGCAGGACCACGGACAATCACCACAGCCGCTCTGTCCGCATCACTTGCATCCGCTGCCGCCCAGAGAACACCGGCTGCGTTTTGAGAGCCATTGGTCGCCCCCGGCGCGAGAGCCGTATATTTGCCCCCCGTCGTCACCTTCCCAAGAACAGTCCCAGGTAAAAGTTTCCCACTGCCCGCAGCCAGGGTCACCGTCTCGCGGGTAAAGTCTCGCAAGACCTCCCAAACCAGAAAGCCACCCGCATGTTGGGTTTCAGATAAAACAGTCATTTTTAAACTCCTTTCTGTCGGAAGGTCCGCGCAATCACATCACCCCAAGGAGACAAACTGCTCCCAGAGCCAGGTTGCGCATGGACCGTGCTCAAACTGGTCGAGGCCTCGACCTTCAAAGACAAAAGCCGGTGCCTGACCGTCTCAATCGAGGCATCTACTTCCAAAAACGCGCCCGCCATCTGCGGAAAGCCTGCCAATTGGCAGAGATCAATCACTGCACGGGCATGCTCCATCGCTGCCCCGCGCGCAGTCTGAGACGTCTCCGCATCAGAGACTGCGTCAGGTTCTATATCGGGGGTTTGTACCGGCTCGCTGGCCTGATCGGAGGTGGTCAGGTCTTGTTCTGCACTTGCCTCCTCAGGAGCCTGCTCAGGTGTCTCATCTGGACACTGCTGCACCGCCTCGACCACAGCCTCCGGCGCATTGCGGAAACGGCCAATGTCAAAGCTGGCCACCAGTTTTACCGGCTCACTCACATGATCGACGAGACCCAAGGCCAAAGCCTCTCCAGCATCCAGCCAGGTTTCCGCGGCCATGAGCCCAGCCACGTCCACGTCAGTCTGACCAGACTTCGCCGCGTAGCCCTGAATCAAGCTTGTTTTCACCTTATCGAGGGCAGCGGCCGTAGACCGCATATCCTCTGCCGTTCCCATCACAACACCCGACGGGTCATGGATCATCAGAAAGGCGTTTTCAGGCATGATGACCGTGTCACCCGCCATCGCGATGTAACTCGCAGCCGAAGCCGCAATCCCATCAATCCAAACTGTGACCGCCCCACTATGTCGCTTCAAAGCATTGTAAATCGCCACCGCGTCAAAGACCGAGCCGCCCGGACTGTTAAGACGAAGATCAATCTCCGCCCCGTCCTCCAACGCACCCAGTTCCGCTAAAAAGCCTTTGGCCGTGACGCCATAAGCACCGATCTCGTCATAGATCAGCACCTCCGCCCCCGAAGATCGGGCACGGATCGTGTACCAACTGTTCATCTGTCTCTCCTATTAAGATGAGGAGCCTTGAGACCCTGCAGACAGATCATCAGACCCCTGCGTCTCTGGCTTTGAGGCAGGCGTGACCCGCGCTCCTTGTGTTTCTACAGGGCTCGCACGATAGCTCAGCCCCAATGCGCTCACCCGCGCCATATCGGAGGCGTTTTCGCGGTCGACCTCCTCGATGTCGTACCCCGTTGCCTCGACAACCTTCCGCCGTGAAGTCAGGCCTGCCTCCATCGCCAAGATCTGCGCTTGGATGTCTTTTAAAGGATCTACCCAATCCCAACGGGGCGGGATCCATTGGACAGGCCGCAACTGACCTATGCTGGCAGATCTTAAAGCGCCCGACAAAACTGCTGTCTCGATCCAACGCCGCCAAACAGGTCTGCAAAACTGATGAGCCATCACCCCGTGTTGCAGCTGCCCAATCCGCCGACGGAACTCCACAAGCTCCGCCCGCAAACTCGAATAGTTCGCCTGGCGCACATCCCCTGTCACCAAATGGTAAGGCAACCCAAGCGAGGCAGAGACCGCGAGCAACGTGCGATACTGAAAGGCCTCATAACCACCGCCCACATCCGCCGGACTGGAGAAGCGGACATCTTCTCCCGGCAATAGGACCTGGAGTGTCCCTGGCTCCAGGCTGGCCAGGGCGGCGCCCTCAGGGTCCACCTCCCCTTCCCCCATCATCGGATCTTCTGGAGCCGTCTTCGTGATAAACCCCGCAAACATCGCGGCTGTTTTCTTCCGATCCAACTCAGCGTCGTCGTATTGGTCTAAGAGAAAGAGCCGCACCATAGCCGGCGCAATATGTGGCAAGCCCCGGATTTGGCCCGCATCAATGGGTCGATAGATATGCAGCACGTCCTCTGCCAGCACTCGGGTGGTCCCAGTACTCCCAGGCCCCTGATCCGTTACATCCCCTGGATGGCTGCGCCGGAAGTGATAGGCCACCCGCCGTCCAATCGCATCAAACTCCACTCCACAGCGGATCCGATTTCCATTCGGCGCGGTTTCCGTTTTGTCAAAAGGCAGAAGTTCAGACTGCAACAACTGCAATTGAAGAGGAACAAGCAGTCCATCCTCGGCCCGACGCGGTCGTAACCGCACAAAACATTCACCCGCCACAAACATCTCGCGCGCAATCATCGCCTGCAGGCCATAAAAATCCGTGAGCCCATCCGCATCCGCTTCATCGGTCCAAGCCAGCCAGAGCCTTTGCACCAGATCGCGCAGATCAGGATCGGCGATGAGCGATGATGGTTTAATCCCATCCCCCACCAAGTTTGCCGCAAACGCCTCACAGGCATTGGCCGCATAACCATTGCTCACCACCAATTCTCGTGACCGCGCCAAAAGACGTGGACCCCCACCTGCAACAAGCGCGTTGATATTCTCAAGAGGTGGGTTCCAACCCCGCAAGCGACGCTTCGCCATCGCTCCCTCAAGGCGCGCACGCATGGTGTCCGGGCCGCTCAGTTTCGGCCGGCGGAATTTGTCAAAAAATGCCATGAGACTTAGAGGCCCTTGGTCGCCATCACGCGGACCTGCCGCACCATCCGCCGCCCCTCAGCGGCCGCGATTTC